GAACATTTAGACTTGATACAGGTAATAAAATTGTAGCTGCCGTATCTGGTAAAGACTATAATTTAATTTTGACTGATCAAGCTGCGTACACAATGCAGTTTGTAGGACCACCATTTACTTTCTCAATCAGACAAGTTGGTTCAAACTGTGGATGTATTGGTCAACACGCAACAGTTTATGCAGATGGTAAAGTTTTTTGGATGGGTGCAGGTGGAGGCTTTTTTGTATTTGACGGTACAGTTAAATTACTTCCATCTCTTGTAGAAGATTTTGTATTCACGACTAATGGATCAAATGTAGGAATAAACTATTCCTCTAATGAAATTATATATGGTTCACACAATTCATTATTTAATGAAATTGTATGGTTCTATCCTTCTGGTACACCCTTAGGAAATCCTGCAGTACAAAACAACAGAACTGTAGTTTATAACTATGTAGAAAATACTTGGTCAACGATGACACTTGCTAGAAGTTCTTATGCAGACGCAAGCACTTACGATGTACCTTATGCAACAGAATATGATTCAACAGGCACACCGACAATTTCAAATATTAGTGGTGCTACAAATACATTTGGTGCATCAACATATTATGCTCATGAAGTGGGTAATAATGAAATAGCTTTGAACGGCACTGAAGCAGCTATACCTGCTTATATTCAATCTGGAGACTTTGATTTACCTACAGAAGGTGATGGAGAATTTATGCTAAGACTAAGTAGATTTTTACCCGATTTTAAAAATCTTCAAGGTAATGCAGTTGTTACAATTTTTTTAAAAAACTTTCCTATTGATTCTGGAGCATCTTCACAACTTGGTCCTTTTACAATTAATGCTAACACACAAAAAATAGATACCAGAGCTAGGGGAAGACTTGCAAATATTAAAATACAAAATACTGCAGTGGATGAGACATGGAGATTTGGAACATTTAGAGCAGACGTAAACCCTGATGGAAGAAGATAATGGCTAAGATAAACGTATATGTACCAGAACCACCACAGGAATATAGTGTAGAAGGATTTAGACAAATAAACCAAGGCCTTGCAACCATTGAAAATCAATTAAATACTTCATATCAACAGGACTTGAAAAACGAACAAGATTCGTTTAATTACTTTATGCAATGACAATAAGATATAAAAGTGAAACATTTGATTTAACAACTACTAACGTTACACCAGTTTTAACGTGTCCTAGTGATGCAACTATTATTGTAAAAAGCATACAAGCTGTACATGACACTGCTAGTAATGTTGATACTCATGCTTTAGTAACAAAATCAGGTGGATCAGCTGTTAAAGTATCTTATGAAGAATTAAATAAGGCAACTTCAAATATGGTTAAGGGATCTTTAAATTTAGAAGCAAGTGATGTTTTATCCATGCAAGCAGGAGCAGCTAATGAAATCACAGGTATTGTAAGTTATGCTTTGATAGACCGTTCACAGGAAAATGGCTAGAAAATTTAAAGATTTTGTTGAAAGAGATAAACCTAGGAAAAGACCTAGAAGGCATACAAAAAACCCAAATAAAAAAAAGAAGTTGCAACACAACAAAAAATATAATAGACAAGGACGGAGACAAAAATGAGTGATATAATTAAATTACCAGCAGAAGCAAAAGAAATAGTCAAACACAAAAGAACAGGTAAAATTTATGCTGATAAAGCTGAGTTTGATGCTGATGTTGCTGACCCTAATACTGATACTACTGTTGAAGACTTTAGGCAAGACCTCGAAATAAAAGTTACTAGAGTTACTATGGGAGCAGAAACCAAAAAATAATGCAACCCCGAGGCGCAACCGAAATTCAAATGGAGATGCTGAGTAAGCATGTTTCAAAAGATTTATTAGACCAATTTCAAATCTGCACATCTATACCAGGAAAAGTTCCAATAGACCCAAGTAAGATAAATATATTATGGCAAAAAAATTCTTGGGATCAAAATAATCTACAACCTTTTTTCAGAGATAAATCAAGACATAATGATTATGATTGGTATGTGTTTAATAGTCATTGGAATTATGAAAAGTTTAGATACTTTTTTGATATACCTACTGAAAAATGTATCGTAATAAAAAATGGAATAGATAAGTTTCCACAAAGAAAAATATATAAAAAGGGTGACCCAATTAAACTTATACATCACTGCACACCATGGAGAGGATTGAATGTTGTACTTCGTGCAATGCAAGAAATAAAAAACCCTAATATTATATTAGATGTTTATAGCTCTTCGCAAGTCTATGGAGATGAGTTTAAAAAACGTAACGAAGATCATTTTAAAGATTTATATGAACAAGCAGAAAAATTGCCGAATGTAAATTACATTGGATACAAACCAAATGAATATATTTTAGAAAAAATGCCAAGCTATGATATGTTTGTATACCCATCTATATTTGAAGAAACTTCATGTGCTTCAGCTTTAGAAGCATTAGCTTCTGGAGTTCATGTAATAACAAATAACTTTGGAGCGTTATATGAAACATGTGCTGAGTGGCCTGTATATGTTAACTATTCCACTGATTATGAGAGTATGGCAGTAGCTACCGGTAATGCTATAGAAGTTGCAGCAAGTTACTTACATGAAGATTTTATTCAAGAACATTTAGAAGAACAACAAAAGTTTTACAAAAGATTTTACAGTTGGAAGAAAAAAGGAATGGAATGGACAAGCTTTTTGAAAGGAGCCATAAGTGAAAGAAACAATAAATAGTGATACCTATCAAACACTCAAAGAATTAAAAGTAGACTCAAAACCATTTGATAAAGCAATTGAGCCTTTATGGAAAAATAACAATTCAAAAGAAGAGATAAAACCTTACTCTATTTTTGTTGCTACACCTGTACATAGTGAGTGTTCTATTCATTATACGCAAGCATTATTAGAATTACAAAAACTAGCATTTCAAAAAAAAATAAAAATAAAATTTCAATTAATGAAATCTTCACTTGTTACTCAAGGTAGAAATCTTTGTGTAGCTGGATTTTTAGAATCTGATTTTACCCATATGTTATTTATAGATTCAGATATCTATGTTCAAGCAGAATCTATTTTAAAAATGATTGAGAGAGATAAAGACATTATATCTATTCCATATCCATTAAAAACAATTATGTGGGATAAGGCAATGGATAGAATTAAGGACAATAAAATAAAAAATACAAACGATTTAAAGAAAGCTTTTAATACTTACCCTATGCGAGTATCAGACGATAAAGATATAAGATTAGATAAAGGTGTTATGGAGGTAACCCATAGTCCTACAGGATGTATGTTAATTAAAAGGGATGTAATAAACAAAATGATTAAAGAATATCCAGACAAGGCTATAGTACAAAAAACTGTCATAAACGGAGAGTATGTAGATAAGCCTCATATGTGGAATTTCTTCGATTGTATACATGACCCCGATACTAAGACTTATCTTGGAGAAGATTTCTCTTTCTGTAAACTATGGAAGGATATAGGTGGTAAATGTCATGCCTATATAGGGGATACTATTGTCCATGTAGGAGAGCATCAGTATGAAGGACGTTTTGCTGATGAGTTGAAACCGACTAAGTAAAATGGTAATATTGTCTTAATTAATTAATTAGACTATGGACCCATTTACAATAGCACTAGCCACATTTGGCGTACAAAAACTTCGAGGTAAATCAACAAAAAGAGCATTAAGAGATGCTGCTTTATTAGCAGGAGGATCCTTTGCTTTTGGTAAAGTAGCTGCAGCAGGTAAAATTCCAGGTGTTGTAGGAGGAGAAGGTTTGTTTGGTAATATTGGAACTGGTCAAGCTTTTAGTGGTATCAAAGGTTTACTAGGACAAAAAGCTGTTGAAAGCGAAGCAGCTAAAAATGTTTTAATAAAAGAAGGAATTAAAAACCCGACTGCTGCTCAAATAGCTGCGAAGACACAACCAGCTAAAGGATTTTTAGGAATGGACACTGGATCTAAATTAGTTACTGCTTCAACTTTACTTCCATTATTAGCTGGAGGAGATGAAGGTGAGGGTGGTATTAAGGGTTACGACCAAGAGGATTACAAAAAAGCATATGAAGAACAATCTGGTAAATTAGAAGGTGCATTTGTACCCGCACAAAACACAAGACCTACAATGGATGAAACAATTCAATCAGATATGTTTTACGCAAACGAAGGTGGTCTAGCGACAGCTTTACCAAAATTTAATAAAGGTGGTGTAAACTATCTACCATCAAAAACAGATCACAATGAAAACGATTATAATAATTATGTAAGAGCTGAAGGTTATGTAGAAGATGGCTCAGGTAACGGGGATAAGGATGAAGATACAATGTTAGCACAATTAGCTGATGGTGAATTTGTATCTCGTGCCGATGCAGTATTAGGTGCAGGTATATTATCTGGTGGAGATCCAAAAAATTATAAAAGCATGAGAAAAGCTGGTGCAGATTTTTTCTATGATCAACAAAAAAAATTAAAAAGAATTTACGATTTAGTTAATGACAACAAATCTGATACAATTCAGTAAAGAGGAGATTGATAAAGTATGGCCTTTAGCAAAAGAATTAGTGCACAAAGCTTGTATCAGAGCGGGAGGATTTATAAGTGAAGAGCATATTAAAGAACATTGTAAACAAGGTACAATGCAGCTTTGGATGGCTGTTACAGATACTAACGAAATTTTATGTGTGGGTGTTACTGAAATTAGAGAATACCCTAATTACAAAGTTTGTGATGCTAAAATCGTTACTGGTAAAAGGTACAAAGAATGGTTTGATCAAATTGATAAAGTGGCTGAATGGGCTAAAGAACAAGGTTGTAAAAAAATGGAAATATTTTCAAGGCCAGGTTATGTCCCTTTATTTAAACAAAAAGGATATGTGGCAACACATGTTCAAGTAGAAAAAGACTTATGATAAATATAAAAAAATTAAATATACAAGAAAAGATAAAATTATTTAAAGAATTATATAAAGATATATCTGGCAAGGGTATTGGTGGTGATACTGAACTTGCACATATAAATAAATTTGAATCTACACTTTTAAAAAGTGTTGGTGGTCAAGGAAGCCTAAACCCTACTACAGGATTAAAACAATATTTCGGTGGTGGTGGAGGAGGAGGCGGAGGTGGCTCTGGCATTCAAACAAGTATACAGAGAGAAGCTCCAGAAGTAGAGTCTAGAAAATTAGCACTTTATGATCAAGCAGCTAATTTAGCTACTCAACCAGTTAATATACCTGGTATACAAGTTGCAGGTATTTCACCATTAGAACAAGCGGGTATTACTCAAGCAGGACAAACAGGAGTAGGTGCAGGTACTGTTACTTCTGGTATTGGTTCAATACAAACAGGAATGCAAAACCCAAACATTGGACAATTTTTAAATCCTTATCAACAGTACGTTACAAATGAAATTGGTAGACAAGGACAAATGATGCAACAGCAAGTAGGTGCTAATGCTATTCAAGCAGGAGCGTTCGGAGGCGGTAGAGAAGGAGTTCAACAAGCGGAACTTCAAGGAAGAACTCTTTCAGCTATGGGTCAAGCACAAGCACAAGGTTTTCAAACTGCACTACAAGCAGCACAAACTCAAAGACAACAACAACTTGCAGGTGGACAAATGTTAGGTCAACTAGGTGCACAACAACAAGCTATGAGTCTTGCAGATATCAATGCACAGATGCAAGCAGGTGCAGTACAAAGAGGTATTGGCCAAAGAGCATTAGACGCTCAAAGAGCAACAGAATTACAAAGAGCATATGAACCTTATCAAAGAGTAGAGTTTATGAAAGGTATTATGACTAACTTACCTACTACACAGAGTAGTATTACAGCAACCACGTCTCCCGGCTCTAATCCATTAGCACAAGCAGCAGGTGCTGGACTAGGCGCATACGCTACATATAACATGATGCAACCGAGGTAGTTATGGATAAAGTATTAACTCGAAAAATGTTTAAGGAAAGATACTTTAAGTCTTTAAAACCCGTTGTAAAACATTTCAATACAGGTGGTTTAGGTTCACTTACTTCTAGAGAAAAAGCTATCTATGCCGCAACTTTGGCGGGACCATTATTACAAGCTAAAGGATCTGGAGTAGGTCCTGCTTTAGAAGCATTAGGTAAAGGTGTAGAAAAATTACCAGCTACAATGATAAGCCTTGATAAATTACGAGCTGAAAAAAACAAACCTAAAAAAAGTATTAGATCTGCAACTGCAGAAGAAAAAGTACAACTAGGTTATAACCAAGCAGATAGATTAATAGTAAATGTAGAAGGTGATACTGTAACAGGTATTGCAGATAAGCCTACTGCAGGTGAAAGAGATAAAGCTGCAGAAAGAGCATCAACTTTAAAACAAGCAGATAAAATTTTAAAATACACTGAACAGATAGATACAGGACCAATTGCAGGTAGATATGCAAAAGTTAAAGCAGCACTAAACCTAGATCCAAGAGCTGCACAGTTCAATGTTACAATTGAAGAGTTTAAAAAGAGTGCAATTAAAGCACTAAGGGGAGCACAGGTTGGTCCTTTAGAGGAAGCAAGTTTCAATGCACTACTACCTACTATCACAGACAACGATGATAACATTAGAGCTAAGGTAAATGTTATGAAAGAAAAACTGATGGAGATAGATAAAAGATTAGGTAGTGATGGTACCGTTACCGATCCTGGTAATTTAAGTAGCTATGCCGATGCATTTCAAAAATTTGGTATCAATGTAAACCCTGAAGAATTATCTTATGATCCTAAATTAGATATGTATGATTTTACAGGTGATAACTTAGTGTTGGTAGAGTAATGGGAAAAATTAATGTTAAAGGATTAGGTGTTGTTGAGATAGAGGGTGATAAGCCTACACAACAAGAAGCTAATGATATAAAAAAGGCACTTACTGTTTTAAATGTAGATGGAATATCAAATGCAGTAGGGGATGAAGAAGCACAAAAATATTCAGAAGGATCTAGCTTTGGTAGAATTTTAACTGAAGTAGGTGGTTC